TTATTGTTCCAGTAACATTGAATGAAGCCCACGATGTGCTGGAGTTTGAATCACCTTTGAGAACAATCTGTCCCTTTTTGGGACCGACAACACTGTTGAAAAGTTGAATGTACGCAGCTTGATTGTTTGCAAACTGGTCTTCTCGACCAATGAGAAGGCTTGTGACAGCAGCCCAACTGGCATCGCTGCTTGGGGCAATGTATCCGCCACCATAAACACCAGCGTTTGAACTGTAGTCTGCTTGTGTTTGCCACGCATAACGCAAACCTGATTTGTAACCTTGGCCACCTTGAGAACCTTGTGCACCTTGTGCACCATTGGTTCCGTTGGTTCCGTTGGTTCCAGCTGAACCTTGTGCGCCTTGTGCGCCCTGTGCGCCTTGTGATCCAGTTCCTGTTGAACCTTGAAAACCTTGAGCACCCTGGAAACCTTGAGCACCTTGTGCACCTTGTGCACCTTGTGCACCATTGGTTCCATTAGTTCCAGCTGAACCTTGAAAACCTTGAGCACCTTGTGCGCCTTGTGATCCAGTTCCTGTTGAACCTTGAAAACCTTGAGCACCTTGGAAACCTTGGAAACCTTGAGCACCTTGTGCACCTTGTGCACCTTGTGCACCAGTAGGACCAACCAAACCTGCCACCGCAAAGTTCCACAAATTGTGTGAACCCGAACCAGCCACAACATCAACAGTCAAGATCAAAGTTCCTGCGCCAATGTAGTTTGCATATCCTTCCAGCCAATAAGTAGGAGTGTCGCTATGAATAGCGCGGATACGTTGACCAGTAGTGAACGCGCCAGCATTACCACCAGTCAAACTGAAAGTTTTGATACCTGTGCCAATAGTGATTGTGCTTGTTGAATTGATCCCATAATATCCGGCACCAGTTGCACCCTGCGGTCCTGGAGTCAATGAAATGGTTGCAATGGCAATGTCAACATTATTCAAACGAGATACAACAGTTGCAGCTGAACCTGAAGGGTTGATGCCCAACTCGGTTTCAATAGCCTCGACCGCATCGTTCACATCAGAATGTTGCTGATGGTGTGGAACAGTTACAGAATCAAGGTTGTCCGTTGCTGCTGGATTGGTGAAATTGTCCAAACCGCCAGGATACGAAGACGACACAAGAACTCCTCAAGAAGTGGGGACGGGCGAAGGCCAGGGGTTTCCTTCGCCCGTCCTTTGGTTATTGGTTAGCCTGACGCCAATCATTGTGATGTGATTGGTCAAGCCAAAACGTTTTTTTGTGCGGCAAAATCGCACCCGTATGTGCGTGCATTGGAAACCCAAGAGCTGCAACACGGCGACAAAACAGCAAGTCTTCTGAGAACCAACGGCCTGCAATGGCACCGTCCTGGAACCAGCACCACTCGGTACCCTGATTGGGTAAAGCGGTTTCACGCATCTTCACCAACACACTGCGATGAATCATGATGCAGCCGGTTCCCGATGCGTCAATTTCCACAACCTGATTGTGAGGATAATCGTCCCACGGTTGCAAACCTCGGTCTTCGGTGTTGCGGTAAATCACAGGCACAGGTCGAAGTTGTGTGCCTTCATAGAACGCGGCGAAAACAAGTCCGGCAACAAATGGCCGTTCAGTTTCGTTCGCTGTTGCACACAACAGGTCAAACACTGGCAGGGAAAGTTCTTCATCGGAATCAACCATCAGCAACCATTGTGCTTTGGTGTCGTCCAAAAAATGTTTCACAATCAGGTTGCGACTGCGGGTCAGTAAAGAAATGTTGCCAACACCAATGATGGAATCTATGCGGTGTTTGCGTTCGCGGGCAATGTCAATGAAACTCAAAGCAAGTTCAGTTGAAATGCTGCCTGAGTGTGGAAAGGCGATGACAACTTTGTCTTGTGCTTTCATCGGGTTTCCACATTGGGCAAGATTGCGGTGGTTTCTAAAATACCGTTGTGATGTTCAGCAATCAACGCTTTCAAAGCGGAAATGCTTTTGTTCTCTACAAGCCACAAGGCTGTCTCTAAGCCTTCGACGAAAAGTGATTTCATGTTGTTGCTCCCTGGTTGTGTTGTGGTGTCAGCGTGTCGCTGGCTGCCTTTGTGGGGCAACCAGCGACAAGCTGACGGGTCAGACTAGAAGCCTGAAGGTGCGACTGTACCAGTGCCGGTGATGGCGCTGACAGACTTGTCGAAACGGTGCGCAAGAGCTGCGTATCCGTAGACCTGAAAACGAACCGTGAGGTTTGCGGACAGGACGTCAGGAAGAACGCGGGTCTTAGGACCTGATTCGAACAGGTACGAGTCAGAGAACTTGCCAACCAAAATTGGGGACTGGTTGGTGGCTGCGCCATAGTTCTTTGGCAAGGTGGCGTCAATATAAACAGGGACACCTGCGGCAGTACCGACAAGACCAGCAGATCCGCCAGCAGCCGACACAACGCCTGCGGCGTTGAATGGACCTGCACCCGTTGGAACAACGAGCGGACGACCTGAAGAGTCAGTCTGTGACTGCAACCAGTACCACACTGAAGGGTTCATGACGATTGCTTCGGTTGGCTTGAAACGGTTGTTAGCAATCTTTGACAATGCCTGAGCAATTGCTTTCAGACCATTAGCACCGGTTGGTGTGGCTTCAGTCCATGTGGTTGGAATACCGTTAGTGGTATCTACACCAAGGTTGATGAGACCACGGAAAGTTCCGCTAGTTCCATCACCATTGCCAACGACAGCAGTGTTCAACTGCAAAGCGTAATCGGCCATGAGATCGCCAAACACTAAACGGTCAAGACCGCCAGCGAGAGGTGATTGTTCCACAAGCTGAATCGAAACGTTCTCGTAGCCTGAGATGGTACGGACTGGAGCAGTTGCAACACCAGTAACCATGTCGCGAGTTGTAGTCGCAGCATTGTCAGAAGTTTGCAAACTCGTTGAAGTACCGGTGGTGATTTTCGGAATGTTGATTGAATCAGTCAAAATTGTTACGCAATCCGAATTGCGGCTAAGTCATTTCTGCTTAGCTCTCATCCTTTTTCATTGATGATGAGTTCAGACTATATCTTCACCCTATTTCTAGGGGCATCGCGTGTAGTCGTTACGGACTCTCTGAAGTTCTCAGGTTGCCTCGGTATTGTCCCGTTGATGTTGACGAAGGAGTTTCACCGATATAGCGATGTTCTAAGTTGCTACTTACGCAGCAATCCGGCAATGATGTTTACCGGCAGGTAGTGCCATCTTGGTTACAAGATCAGCGGTGACGCGGGCAGCACGAGCAAACTCGGCGTATTCGTTCATCAACCAGATAGGTGGAACGAAATCTCCACCCGCACCATCGGTGCGGCTGATATCGCGTGATTCAACAATTGCTTCCTGCTGATGACGCTGCAAACGTGCCCAAGAGTTTTGGTCGTTGCGAAGGGTTGCGCCAATCATGTCGCGGACGAAAGAGTTGTTGCCATCTTTTTCGTAGGTGCGTTCTTCACGAGTGACAACAGCTGAACCAAAAGTCTTCACACCAGCAGCAGCGCGTGAGGCTGCCAATTCTGCTGTGCGGGCTTCAAGTGCTTCAGCCTTAGAGATTTTGCCATCAAGATCAGCGATCTCAACGGAACGAGCCTCAGCAGCATCCAAAGCTTCGACAGAAACTTCTTCGCCACTAAGTAGAGATTCCGCAGCAGCAGCGGCAGTTGCGCGTGCTTCGCGGAGGTTGTCCAACATGGACATGGGTTCTCCTTAGAGATGGGAATGGAAACCGTCGAGGCAACTGCGTCGAGGGTAAAACACCAGCGGATACTGGTGAACTTAGCGGAGGTTGTGCAGCTTCAACGACAACGCAATTTTGCGTTTGCGAAGTTGCAAATCCTCATCGGATGCGGAACGCATACCGACAGTGGTGGAATCGTAGGCAGGCCAAGTGACAACCGAAACCTCGAACAGGTTCAAATCTGTCAAAGTACGGACACCGGCATCACGAACTTCACCACCAGGGGCGACAGTGAAAGCAAACGACATTTTGTCAACATCGCCACGGGACAGCGCAGAAACAAGTTCCTGTGCACGCGGATTCTTAGGATCCAAGTCGGCTTCCATACGAAGACCAACAGCGTCCTCAGACAAAGACAAAGTGCCACCCTGAGTTGATGCCAAAGGCAACGAGTCGGTGTCATGGTTGACAAGCAAAAACACAGGTTCGGCAGCAGCCAAAGACCGTTTGAAAGCACCAGGTGCAATGACTTCACGGAACGAAAGACCAGTGGCCTCTTGACCAAACTGTGCGGCATAACCACCAATTCGCAAAGAACCGTCAGTGGTTGTCATTGCCCGAACCTCGGCGGTCATTGTCAAACGTTCAGCCGAAGCAATAGCAGACTTGCGTTCTTCAACAATGTCATTCGCGGAACGAGGCAACAGTTCTCCTTCGACAGGAACCTCAACGACAGCTTCGCCAGGTTCTTCAATGGTTTCAACTTCACTAGACAAATCGGTGCCATCAGACTCCACACCAAGCGAAGCAGACAACTGCCACTTCCACATTTGATGCCGGTCAAGACGGTCGGCCAAGAAATTGGCAATACCCTGCTGGCCATGTGCGGTGGCGCAATTGAACGTCTCAGAGATTTCCTCAATGAGAACATCGTTCGCAGCCAACAAGTCGGTTGCTAAAGCGCGGGCATCAGTACCAACATTGGTATCAGCCAACGAACGCAGACCAACAAGTGCAGGCAACTGGAACGGTGCGAAGGAACCCAACTTGCGAAGGTTCTCAGCAATCGGATCAACAGACCCGTACACGTCTTCGTAAATGTCGGCGAACAGTTTGTGATACTCAGCAAAGTCTGTGCCAACAACATTCCAATGTGCGCCATGTGCACGCAGGTAAAAAGTGATGGTGTCAGCCAGCAGCTCTGTGAGTTCTTCGGGAAGGTCTGGAAGTTCTCCAGCCATGTCGCGTTTCTGCATCGGTGTCTCTTTCTGCGCTTCGGCAATGATTTTTCCAGACCACTCTTGGCCTGCTAACCCCTGCCATGAAGCCCGCATCTCAACCACTTGGCTGAAACTCAAAGGCTCTGCGGATCTAACAGCCAAACCCAACTCGGTTGTGTTGGATTCAGTTTCTTGCTGAACATCTTTCGGGATTCGATAAGTGTTTGCCATTAGTCCAACACTCCCATAATTGGGGCTGCAACTTCTTGGTCTTCACCCAATGGGTCAATCAAACCGCCAGCAGTAATCGCACCGGCCATTGCCTGGTTGAACACATCGCCGCCAACATAAGGCTCAAAGCCTTCCTGCAAACGAACCTCATTAGGTGTGCGTGCACCCATTGCCACATTGACAGAGTTCACACGGGCACGAGTCATAGCATCAGTACGCAACAACGGACCAAAATCAAACACAACATCGGTGCCAATAGGCAACAAACGTGACAAACCAATTTCAATGCGACGCAACCACGGGGTGATTGTGTGGACAAGGAAGTTCAAAGAAGCCTGCTCAACATTCTGATAGGTCTGACCATCACCCTTCGCACCAATCAGATGCGATGGGATACGGAACACGCGGGCAATGTCACGGATGAACTGTTCGCGGGTTTCAATCATTTGCTGGTCAGCAGCAGACGCCTGAATTGCACGCCACTTCAAACCATCAGACAACACCGCTGGACGGCGGTGACGTTTATGAGTTGTTTCCCAAGTGTTGCGAATAATCTGTGCCTGGTCGTTGGTCAACTTTTGATCTGTTTCCAACACCGAAGATGGGGTTGCACCTTCAGCATAAAACTGTGCCAAATGACGGTCCATAGCCAGCGACAAACCAACAAGATTGCGAGCTTGAATCAAAGGGGACACACCAACCAAAGACTGTGGTGGCGTGAAATATCTCATATGAATGATGTCCTCGGAAGGCATTTCATTTCCAAGATGAAGATACTTTCGCGAAGTCATGTCAGCCGTGGGCAGCACCTGCATTTGGTACGGATGCAGCGGCACAACACCAATCATGTTTCCGCTACGGTCGCGGTCAATGTGCAGGTAGGTGTTGCCATGCAACGACAGCGACGCCATGATTTGGTGAACCAATTCAAACGAGTTAGTGCCCGATGCAGGATCAGGGTCAGCCAAAATCATTGGCAGCGGAACAGAAGTTCGTTTGCCATCGGCGACCTGATAGGCACGCAAAGGCAACGAAGCAACCGCATCACACAACAAAGTGACAGCCGAAAACACTGACGAAAGACCAAGTGCAGTCCACTCATCAACCCGTTCACCAGCACCTGAAGTAATAGT